GAGGAACTGCAATCGTATGTCAGATTCTTATCATCATGAGGAGGACACAGTTACTAACAACAATTATGATGAATATGATGACCTTGATTGTTACCCACGCCAAGACAGATTAGAGGCACTATGTATTAAGCATCAAGCAGATTACACTTACTAATTAACACTAATTGGCAGTATGTTCGCCCTTATGTTATATCGTGGTGTGTTGCGATGCGGTTTAAATCGAAGGAACCTTTGTAAGCTATAAACGACCCAGATCGACCTTGCTATATCTCTCTAGAAAAAAAATATCCAATATATAAAAACGACACACAGGTTTCGTTTGAGTGAAAAAAAATTTCCATAATATAAAAGTTGCCATAAGGTTCGACCCTGTAGAGGATCAACTTGTATTAGATCTGCCTGAGAGCATATGCAACGACCTTGATTGGTATGAAGGTAGTGAAATAACTATGACACTTGAAAGTGATGGTGTATTCCTCGAAGAAAAAGAAGAAGATTGACTCACATACATAATACTGTTATAATAACTGAAGTACATTAATCATTATGGCTAAAGGATTTACTGTTAAGGCGAAAACGCCGAAAAAGAGTGCTGAACCCGAATGGGACTATGACAAAGCATGGGAGATGTTAAAGGGTAAGGCAATTGTATTCTGCATGCCTGGTCGTGGATGTTCCTTCCAGTTCTTAAAGAGTTTCGTACAACTCTGTTTTGACTTAGTTCAACATGGAGCGAGCATTCAAATATCGCAAGACTACTCTAGTATGGTTAACTTTGCTAGATGTAAGTGTCTTGGAGCAAATGTATTAAGAGGTCCAGATCAAATACCCTGGGATGGCAAATTAAACTACGACTATCAACTATGGATTGATAGTGATATAGTATACGGTACTGATAAGTTCTTACAACTTGTTCTTATGGACAAGGATATTGCAGCAGGTTGGTATATGACTGAAGATGGTCGTACTACTTCTGTTGCTCATTGGTTAGATGAGGGCGACTTCCGTAATAATGGTGGAGTCATGAATCACGAAACTGGTGAGACAATGACCAAGCGTAAGAAGCCATTTACTGTAGACTACACAGGTTTCGGATGGTGCTTAATTAAGAAGGGTGTATTTGAACACGAGCAAATGAAGTATCCTTGGTTCGCTCCTAAGATGCAAGTCTTTGAATCAGGCGATGTTCAAGATATGTGTGGAGAGGATGTGAGTTTCTGTCTCGATGCTATAGAAGCAGGATTCGAGATATGGTGCGATCCTCGTGTTAGAGTAGGTCACGAGAAGATGAGAATTATCTAATGTCAAAGACAGTTTACACAATCTATATCAAGGGCGTTGAGAAACACACCGATATAAGTGAAACTGTATTTCTGGATCTAATGGGGGATTATGCTCAGGAATTCTATGAGTGTGGTTCCCCAGATCCTTCTACAATATCATACACTATGAAGGAGAACTAATGGCGAAGATTAAAAAATCGTTGCTCGGAGGCAGTTGGGTTGAATCTACCCCCAAAAAGACTCGACAAGGGCAAGGAAAGAACTCAAAATTTTCTAGCACCGCCCGAAACGCTGCTCGGAAACCATATAGAGGTCAGGGAAAATGAGTAGTAATAAAGTAATACCCCTGATAGACGATAAGACTAAATGGGAAGACTATGCCCTATCTGCATTAGACGATGCAATCTTTGATGTCATTAATTCAGATGCATCAGAGTTTGACATATACAATACTATAATGAATTGTATTAGAGATAGAGGAAGATATCACGAAGGTGCTGCTAATAGGTGTCAAAAGGTGCTCGATATGCTAGAAGGAGAGCCTTTTAGAAACGATCCGATAGCAGGAAAAGTGGATATGGGTGGACCATATAATGATGATCCTGCATAAAGGGGTATAAATAATCTCGATACCTAGAGCCACTGTATGGCTGAATCGAATTCCAAGGCATTTAAGGACATAGATCTTTCTTTTATGCCACACCCAGTTTCAGGAGATGTACGAGTCCTTAAGAATGAGGATTCGATTAAGAGAGCTGTGAGGAATTTGATTCAGACTATAGGTGGAGAAAGACCATTCTCGTCTAATCTTGGTACAGATGTGACTAGATCTTTATTCGATTTTGTTGATTATGGTACTGCAAGTGTCATAACTCAGCAAATTTTTGATGTTTTAAAGGGGTTTGAGGGTCGTATTGATAATACTGCAGTAAGAGTGGAACCTAAACCCAACGATAATACATTTGAAGTCTTCATTACATACGATATTATAGGTCAAGACTTCCCAAGTCAGGAATTTGACTTTATGTTGGAATCTTCTAGGTAATAAGAATGCCATTTACTAAGTTTACTAATTTAAATTTCAATGAAATTAAGGAATCTGTTAAAGATTACCTGAGAGCTAACTCTGATTTCAAAGATTTTGACTTTGAAGGGTCAAATATGTCGATTTTAGTCGATATTTTGGCATATAATTCGTATATTACAGCATTTAATACCAATATGGTTGCTAATGAGTCCTTTTTGGATTCTGCAACACTACGAGAGAATGTAGTTTCTCTTGCAAGAAACATAGGATATGTACCTAGATCAAGAAAATGTGCTCAAGCAGTCGTTGATTTTCAATATAAATTCACTGGAAATAGTAATACTGTCACTTTAAAGCAAGGATTAGCGTTAGTTGGTGCTGTAAAAAATACAAGTTATGTTTTTTCTGTCCCAGAAGATGTATCTGTCACCAGTCCTTTAGATGCTGGAGGTATAAGTGGTAATAATTCACCTAGAACAGCAACATTTTCAGGTGTAACTGTCTATCAAGGTACACTTTTAACTAAAAAATTCACTGTAAATGGTAGTTCTGACCAAAGATTCATTCTTGAGAACTCATTTGTCGATTTAGATACGCTTAGGGTCACTGTTAAGAAGTCTGGATCCTCTGCTGGACTTAAATTTTCAAAAATTGACAACATTATTGATGTTACTTCTGTATCAAATGTCTATTTGGTGCAAGAAGTTAAGAATGAAACCTATGAATTGCTCTTTGGAGATGGTCTTTTTGGTAAAAAACTAGAAATTGGCGATGAAATTGATATATCTTACATAGTAACAGACGGAAAAGAGGGAAATGAAGGAAAATTCTTCACTTTTTCTGGAAATATAGTTGATGATGCAGGAAATTCTCTTTCATCTACTAATGTAGTAACAGTAACTGCTACTCAGACCGCTAGAAATGGGTCTGATATTGAACAAATTGACTCTATTCGATATTTTGCACCTAGAATGTACTCTGCACAGAACAGGGCAGTTACACCTAGGGATTATGAGGCAATAATTCAGTCTGTTTATCCAAATACGGAGTCCGTTTCTGTAGTTGGAGGTGAAGAATTGGATCCTCCTGAGTTTGGAACGGTAGTTTTGAGTATAAAACCGAAAAATGGTACATTTCTATCTGACTTTACCAAGCAGAACATCCTTAATGACTTAAAACAATATGCAATTGCTGGTATTAACCAAAGAATTGAAGATTTGAAGATTTTGTATGTAGAATTAGACACTTCAGTCTACTATAACAACAGTATTATTGACGATAAAGACCAACTTAAGGCAGAAGTAGTTAATTCTCTTACAGAATACAGCAAATCTGCTAAATTGAATGCATTTGGGGGTAGATTTAAGTATTCTGAGAGTCAACGAATTGTTGATGAGACAGATCCTGCGATTACTTCTAATATTACACGAGTTACCATCCGTAGAGACCTAAAAGCACTATTAAATCAGTCTGCTCAGTATGAATTATGTTTTGGTAACCAATTTCACATTTTAGAAGGTGGTGGAACGGTTAAATCTACTGGATTTAGTATTACTGATGTTGATGGTGAGGTATATTTGACAGATATACCACGAGGAGATGGTAGATTTGGTGATATTGCCATATTTAAACCTGCTGCTTCTGCTGAAGAAGATGCAGTTGTTGTTGTTAAGTCTGCTGGTACTGTAGATTATACAAAAGGTGAAGTTTTGCTCAATACTGTTAATATTTCATCAACAGTTAAGGCAAATGATGTAGTTGAAATACAGGCATTCCCAGAATCTAATGATGTTATTGGATTAAAGGACATTTACCTAAGTTTGGACATGTCAAATACTGAGATAAATATCGTCAGAGACACTATATCATCTGGTCAGCAAATTTCTGGCATAGGATATAAAGTCACCTCTAGTTACTCTAACGGATCGCTAATTAGACAGTAGAATGATCGAAACATATTCTCCCTTAAGTCCTAGGGTAAAAACTTATCAGGTCGTTAGCGAACTAATACCTGAATTTGCCAAATCAGAGAATCCTCTGTTTTCCAAATTCTTAGAGCAGTATTATATTTCTCAAGACTACCAAGGTGGACCTGCAGATATTGCGGAGAATATTGATGCGTATATTAAAGTTGATAATTTAACTACTGATGTAATTAGAGGTACAACTACTCTTGTTGGTACTATTTCATCTACAGATACTACTGTAAATGTAGATAGTACTGATGGATATCCGCAAAAATATGGTCTTTTTAAGATTGACGATGAGATTTGTGGATATACTGGTCTAACAACTAATAGTTTTACTGGTGTTTGGCGTGGTTTTAGTGGAATTTCTACTTTCCGTAAACAAAATGACCCTTCTGCATTAGATTGGCAAAAAACTGTTGCTGGAGTTCATACAACTGGTGCAAATGTAGTTAATTTAAGTTCTTTATTCTTAAAAGAATTTTATAAGAACTTGAAAGCGATGTATACTCCAGGATTAGAAGGAGTAACGCTTTCACCTCAATTAGATGTTAATAATTTCATAAAAGAGGCAAGAAGTCTATATGAAGCAAAAGGAACTCGTGCATCCTTTAAAATTCTCTTTAAAGCACTGTTTGGAGTAGATCCAAAGATCAATGATCTTGAAAAATACCTAATCAAACCATCTTTTGCCAATTATTTGCGTAGAAAAACGGTTTCCGTGCAATTAATATCGGGTGATCCGTCAAAATTGGTTGGTCAGACACTTTTTCAGGAAAATGACCCAACAAATCCTAAATTAAACCCAGCTTCTGGTCCTATTTCTGAAGTATCCAATATTAGAGAAGATTATTATAAACTTTCGCTATTTACAGGATTTGAAGAACGAGGTTTGACTGATGGTACTTTCATAGTACCTGGACGAAGTAATAATATTGGAAAAATTGGAATTGGTGCGTCTGTTATCACAGTAGACTCTACAATTGGATTTTCTAGCACTGGTACTATTAAAGTTGGTGAAATTGGAACATCATTCTACCAAACATTCACTTATGGATCCAAAAGTATCAATC